ACGTGACAAAGTCTGTCAAGTCTTAATTATTATATGTACAAAGGGCTCCCAGGAATGTGAGCCCTGTCGCGACAAACGATCGTTTTAAATCTCATGAGATAATGGAGTACTGAAAGACTATGTCTATGTCAATGTTCTTGGGTCTTGGCGCAGAAGCGTTCGAAGATCAACCAGAAGTTCCAGTTGTTGAAACCCCAGCGGTTGTGGCTGCTCCGGTTTCTGAAGAAGTCATCGAACTGATTGCATCGCGTGACGACGCGGTACTGGCTAACGAAGCTGCAACTGCTGGCGCTGAGATCGCGGCTAACGTCCGTCAGATCGATCAGTACGCTGATGCGATTGAGCGCGTTGAGAACGTCCAGGCTTCAATGGAATACTTCATTGAGAACGGCATCTCTGCAAAAGCTTCTGCCATGCTGCACTCACAGATCGGTACTCTGTATCAGACTCTGGGTAAAGATGCAGGCGGCGTTGGTAGTGGTCTGGAAAACTTCGATAACGAAGATGCTTCTATCGCTATCCTGTCTGCTGGTCTGCTGGCGCTGAACTCTGAGAAAGCCTCTCTGGGTGAGCGTATCTGGTCTGCTCTGATCGAGTCTGATAAATCTATCACTCGCTTCCTGAGCAAGTTCGTGACCCGTGCTGGTCGTCTGAAAGCTCGTGCTGAGAAAATCGGTGCTGCGGCTCGTCAGAAAACCGGTTCTGCTGAAGTCACCATGAACAACAAATATCTGGTTGTGAAAGGCGGCGCTGGTTCAAGCAACCTGAAAGCAGATCTGGATGCATTCCATAAATTTGCCGAAGCTGGCTCTGCACGTTACTTCAAAGACGCTGGCGCATTCGCCAATGGCGCTTCGTTGAACCTGATCAAAGAGATCGCTGCGGCAAGCACCATGGACCAGACTGCGAAAGCGGTAAACAAAGTCGCATACCCAGGTTACCCGGGTGCAACCATCACTGTGCAGGATAAAGATGCGTTTGTCATTAAACGTACTGACGTCGTGCTGGGTGGTTACGCGATCTTTGATCTGCAGTACAAAACCACTGGCGGTAACAGCAAAGCTGAACTGGTGCACAAACTGAAAGCACTGGGTAAAAACCGTGTGCATGTGAAGAAAGCACCAGAAGAAGGCCGTAACGGTGAATTCAAAGCCACCATTACTGCCGCTGATGCTGCAGAAATCTGTGATCAGGTTGTGAAACTGGCTAGCATTGCTGGTGTTCTGCAGAAGAACATCACCTGGCTGGATCCGTTCACTAAGAAAATCCAGAACGACTACCGTGCAGCGAAAGCGCGTATTTCGTCTAACAACGAAGCTGAACCTGGCGTGGCTACCGTGCTGGATTACGCTGCTCGTACCCCGACCAGCATCCTGCAGTCTGTGCAGAGCCTGACCTGGGAACTCTCTACTGCAATCTTCAACGTAGCTGACGCTTCACTGAAAGTTGCTAACAAAGTAGCGAAGACCTCTGAAGGCAGCAGCGACGACGAAAGCGGTAACAACGGCGACGCTGAATAAGTTATACCTTAACGTATAGCCGAGGGGAGGGGGATTCCCCTCTCCTTTTATACCGACCAAAAGGTGAATGCATGACCAGCATGACTGAATTAGGTCCAGCGCAATCTACCCTGCTTGCCGACGAGAATGACGGTAAAGTAGAAAAGAAAGTGAAGGACAATGCCAAAACGGGTGCAACCATTGCCTCGATTGAAGTCTTGAAAAAGACCAGCAAAGAAAAACCAGAAGATGCAGTAGAAGATCCTGCGCTGGGCTTTGGTGGTGAAGGCTACGCCATGCTGACCAGTATGTCGTTTGACTTGACTGAGAACAGCGACAAGTATGTACAGGATCTGCTGGATAAGATCACCACCATCGTGATCGAAGCCAACGGTAATCTCACTGATAAAGATATTGACAAGATCCGTAACGTGGGCCTTGAAGATTATCGTGATCTGGCACAAGCTGCAATGAAGCGTATCCTGCAGTTCCTGCGTTGGTCTATTGCCCAGGGTAAAGAAGGCATCAAGCGCCTGTCAGATCGTTTAGGTCGTCTGGGTGTGAAGACGATGTATGTCGAGCGCAAACTTGATGTTTCAACTGACAGTTCATTACCAACTGACCAATTCGTGTTAGCCCGTTCATTCCCATTATTAATGCTGGCAGATAAACCTCCGGCAAATGCGATGGATGTGCTAAACTCATTGAACAAGACGAAGTACCTGTTTTCGTTACTCCACAACGATTATCAGAACTTCCAGAACTTGTTCAAGCAAGCAGTGGCCACTGGGTCACGTTCAGATACCTTGAACATGATCAATAACTACCTGACTTCACTGTCAAGTCGTTTAGGGGCAAAACCCAACCCGCAGTTTAACAACAAACTGTCGTTTAACTATCTGCCCGGTGGTTATCGTCTGGTGTTCTCAACGGGTGATTCATTTGCGGATTGTTCAGCGACACTGGTGCGTGTACCAGGTCAGTATAATGTTGCACCGACTGCACCTCGTCCTGATAAGTCAAGCATGGTTCGTTTGATGGCAGAGATCAAACAGTTCCTGCGCACCATCAATGAGATCTACGGTAAAGTCTCCAGTCGTTTGGAATCCGATTTCCGTAATATCTCACGGAACGCAGAAAAGGATATCAAAAACTTTGACTCAGCCGCGGATATCCGTACTGCTTCAACAACAGTGGAATGGTTTGTTGATCAACAGTCTCGTATCTTCACCCGCTCGATGATGTTGTCGTGTTCTGTGCTGAATGCTTGCCTGGATTATTGCTTGGCAGCAATCGGTGGGAAACCTGCTGCAGGGATGGAAGGCTTTGATGATGAATACACCATTGAAGCGGTCGGTGATGAACTCGAAGCTTTAGATGGTCGTTTACGTGATATTGAAATCGACGCACGCACCATCCAGTCAATCGGTGACATCAAAGAACTCGTTGATGTCGACAGCGACTATGTACTGCAGCTACTGCGTGACCGACCGGTTAAAGAACAGTACGATGCCCCGTTTGGTTTGAACTACAGTAACCTGCGTAATCTGGTACGTGACGGGAAAGCAACGGACTTCATCATTTCTCGTTTAGGGTCGATCTATGATCTCACAACAGAAATGGAACGTTCAACCGCTTATCTGAAAGATCTGTTTGTGGGTCGTGAGGCATATGACTACAATGCGCCGGAAGGTTACATTGCTGACTTCACAACAGACCATCCATTGTGTTCGTTCTTGCATCGTGTTGAACGTGAAACACTCAGTTCGGTTAATGTCGCTAACTATCTTCAAACCAACATGGATAAACTCCATGAGGTGACATCTTACCTGATGGGTCATGCTGAAAGTATGACTGAAACGGTGGTTGATGGTGAGCTGATTGTTAGTCGTCTGAAAGAGTTCATGCTGAACACCCCTGATGGCCTGTTTAAGCCGTATACACTGTGCGGTGGTTTCAAGCTACAGGAACGTTCAGAAAGTCTCGCAGGATTGATTGTACGCGGTTATACGCTGGATCATGTCAAAGACTTGAGTCCTATCCAATCCTTCGATACACCTGATCCGGAAATGAACGGGTTTATTGAACAAGAGATCCAACGTTATGAAGATGGTTTCCAACGTCTGGCGAAGATTGTAGAGCTTCTTCAGGTGGGCACTGGTCATCTGCGTTACGTTATCAGTTCTGTTGCTGATAACCTCAATGCCGGCGGTTTGAAAGGTGAAGGGGATGATTGGGTGTATACTGCGATGGAGTATCTGGCTGTTGCTTCTCGTCAGTATCGTTGGATGTATCGTCTGACCATTCAACTTGCCTTGTATGAGCGCACAGTGATTGTTGCTGCACGTCAATACATTGCAGGAGGCTTCTATGGATACGAGCAATAAAAGCCTGTACAACGCAGCACGTATTCCGGTGCTGTATGAATACCGATATGACTTCACCGACTATGCACGACTGTTGGCGAATGAAACGGTTGGGGGCGAGCCTTCACAAGCCTTTGCTGAGATGTTTGCAAAGGTCACGGGTGATCCCTGGTCATTGACACCTAAAACACCGTATACCTTATATGGTGCAAAGGTGCTCTATATCGGAGCAACCCAGAAAGAGTTCCCAACCAGTAAGCGTTATCCGTACACACTGGTATTGCAGTTAAGCAGTCGCTATAACTTCAAGAAGCTTTATCTGAGTTTCAAAGTACTCGCAAGCAGCTGATCGGCATAGAGGGAGGAGCATTGCTCCTCCCTCGTGCTTTATGCCGCTTATGACAAGAATGTCTCTGGTACGGCCGGGACTTCATCACCAACGCTCAACGCATTGACTTTATCTTTGAATGCCCAGAAACGATTGTACGCCGCATCGATGTTACCCAGAAGAGTCATCAGATTGGTCATGATCTCATCAGGGGTCAGTTCAATGAAGGTATTTTCGTAAGTGCGCAGTTTAGCGGTATCAGTAATACCTGCAGCTTTACGCACAGATGCAACTTGATACACGCCCAGCCAATTGGCACGATCCTTCTCACCGGCTTGCAGATGGTAGGTGACTTCAGTACCATCAACTTCTTTGGTGAATGGGAAACCAATAGACAGCTCCGTCTCTACCAGATCGTCGGCTTGACGAATCAGGGTTGCACGGGTTTCAGTCAGTTTCACATTTGGATCGATGTCAACGACTGTCCAGGTTTGATACCAGTTACCGTCATCGCGCAGTTCAGGATCACCCTGAGTTACTTGATCACCGGTTGGTGCATCTACTGCGTACACTACAGCATAGCCATAGAGTTTCAGTGATTCTACCGCTAAGGTATCAGATGAGAAAATGGTCTGAGGATTATCGTTCTTCAGATCACGGTAGTAACGCGGGTACTCTTTGGTATCCAGCTTGATCAGCAGCGATGAGCCATTGATCACGCTTGCAGCATTAGTGTCGCTCATAGCGTCCTCATTGCAAATAAAGAAAGGGCGTGAGAGAGGGGCCGAAGCCCCTCATCTACTTACGCGGTCATGCCAACCTGACCGATCAGCTGAGAACCAGTCCACAGCAGAGTAATGACCGTGAGGTTATCACCCAGTGCTACGGCCTCACCACGTGACCACAGAATGGTGTTGGTGAAGGAGAGGTTACCGCCTTTGCCGGTTACAACCAGCACGATAGGCTGTGCACGTGCAGACGCTGGCAGACTTGCGAAGGTGATCGCTTTATCAGCAGTACCACTGAAGCGGAACAGGTTGTTCTTGCTCACGTCCAGTGACAGTGTTGTACCGGTCACATCCAGTGCAGCGACGTCGTAGCGATCGAACACGATTGACAAGTCAATCCATGCGCCATCTTTACGAACCTTCGCTTTACCATCGTGGTCAGCATCGAACACGTTACCGCCACCCAGCGTACCTAACTGCGACCATGCGGTCGTAGAGGTCTTCTGGTAGAACGCCTGGCTAGAGGAGTTCAGGTAGTAGTCACCTACCACACCATCGGCAGAGTTCGGGTCACGGGCAAAGACGATCCACTTAGTACCGGCATCACCTTTGTCGCCTTTGTTACCTTTATCACCCTGGTCACCCTTCGCACCGGTCAGACCACGCGCACCAGTGTCGCCTTTCGGTCCCTGGATTGGGCCAACGTTCACCCACTGCGTGCCATCCCATGCGTAGAAGTTAGTGCCGACCATGTAGCCGTCACCTGCGGTGTTGCCAGAAGCAGGCAGGTCATCGGTAGAGGATTTAGATCCGAGGATCTTGATACCCGCGCCGATAGGACCAGTAGCACCGGTTGGACCAACGTCACCTTGCTGACCACGGATAGAACCCGCAGCAATCCACTGGGTACCATCCCAAGAGTAGATCAGCATGTTATCAGTAACAGTGTATACGCTACCTTTAACGTTGTTGGTGGTAGGCAGGCTTGCAGCGTCATCAACGTGACCACGGATAACGATGGAGTTACCATCGGCACCTGTCAGGCCCTGAATACCCTGAATACCCTGGTCACCTTTAGCACCAGTCGCACCTGTATCACCCTTGGCACCTGTTGCACCGGTGTCGCCTTTGGTACCGGTATCACCCTTGGCACCAGACATGTCACCCATGTCTACCCAAGCCGTTCCATTAGAGATCCAGGAATGCTTGTTGTCGGCAGTGGTGTAGTACCAACCGATGTTCGCCGCAGCAGCAGTCGGCAATGCAGCTTGGTTCGCTACCTGACCTTTAGCAGTAACGCCTGCGCCAGTGTCGCCCTTCGCTCCGGTATCACCCTTCGCGCCAGTGTCGCCTTTCGCACCAGTTGCCCCGGTATCGCCTTTAGCTCCACGGAATGGACCCACGTTCTTCCAGGCACCGTTCAGATACACATACAGGTTGTCACCAACGACGTATGCATCACCTTCAGTGTTACCGGTTGATGGCAGAGAAGCTTCATCGGCTGCAGAACCTTTGATCATCAGGCCCTGACCAGTATCACCTTTGTCGCCCTTGGCTCCAGCGGCACCTGTATCACCCTTGGCTCCGGTATCGCCCTTCGCACCGGCGGTACCTGCGTCACCTTTAGCACCAGTGTCACCCTTGGCGCCTTTCTCACCGGTGTCACCTTTATCACCCTTCAGTCCACGTACATCACCCAGGTCAACCCAGGTAGTGCCGTTGTACATGAATTGGTGACCAGCGCTATCACCGCCACTGACGTTGTACAGCCAGCCAACCGCAGGAGAAGCAACAGATGCCAGGTCTTCGAATGCAGCAACAGAACCACGTGGGTTAACTGCAGCACCGGTATCCCCTTTTGCACCTGTATCACCTTTGTCGCCTTTCGCGCCAGCAGCTCCGGTGTCGCCTTTAGGACCTTGGATAGGACCGAGGTTTTCGTAAGCTGAACCTGTCCAGCCGTAGAAGTTACCGTCGATCAGATAACCCTGACCCAGTGTACCAGAAGCAGGCAGGTCGTCAGTTGATGCGAGTTTGCCCATGATCTGGACACCGGCACCCATGTCGCCTTTCTCACCCTGAATACCCTGATCACCTTTGTCGCCTTTAGCACCGGTGTCACCTTTGGCACCAGTTGCGCCTTGGTCACCCTTATCGCCTTTGGAACCGGTTTCGCCCTTATCGCCCTTATCACCTTTCGCACCCTGCGGACCAACCTGACCTACGATTGACCACTGAGTACCGTCCCAGACATACATCTGCTGGTTGATGATGTAAGCATCACCGTTGACCTGACCAGTGGTTGGCAGATCAGAAGTGTTCGAGAAAGAGCCACGAATCTGCAGACCGATACCATCCGCACCTTTCAGTGATTTCTGATAATCTTCTACAGTACCTTCGTTACCGTCGTCGAGCCACAACTGATAGGATGACTTACCATCCGGACCAGACATGTCGCCGAGGTCAAGGAAAGCGCTATCGACTTTGGTCCAGTAGTGACCTTTAATAACAAAGGTATCGCCTTGGTTATAATCGGCCGGATCTGGCAACTGTGACGTGTCGTCGAGTTTGTCGATCATTTTGATACCGATGCCAGGGTCACCTTGAACACCCTTGTCACCTTTATCACCTTTAGCGCCAGTGTCGCCTTTAGCACCTGCGGCACCGGTGTCACCTTTCGCTCCGGTATCACCCTTCGCGCCAGTGTCTCCCTTGTCACCTTTGGCGCCTTTTACAACACCGAGACGAACCCAGGACTCGCTACCTGCTTCACCAGACCAGACATACAGTGCACCTTCATCTAAAGTGATGTAAGTGTCACCTGGGGTGTTGTTTTCGGTAGGCAGACCGGATGCGGAACCAACCTCACCTTTTGGAGTGAAGCCAACGCCATCTTTACCATCTTTACCGTTGGTGCCGGCCGCACCGGTATCACCTTTATCACCCTTGGCTCCGGTGTCGCCTTTGTCGCCTTTAGCACCCATCGCACCAACGATCTTGCCCATGCTAACAAAGGCAGAGCCGCGATAGACGTACAAGCCGCCATCTTCGGTCACGACATAAGCGTCGCCATCGGTGTTGTTGGCAGTTGGCAGATTGGCAATCAGATCGATATTGCCTTTTGGAATAAAGCTTACACCGTCAGCGCCATTAGTACCATTGGTACCTGCTGCGCCTTTCTCACCGGTATCGCCCTTATCCCCTTTGTTACCCTGGTCACCTTTGTCGCCTTTCGCTCCAGCTGCACCAGTGTCACCCTTTTGGCCTTTCAGGGCACTTGCAGGAACACGGACAGTGACACCGCTTTGAACGACTGGGACCAGTTCATCACCAGTCAGTGTGTCGCCGGCAGGCAACTGACTAATGGGAAGTGGAGTTTTTGACTCGGCCATTACGAACCTCTTTTAGTAAACGATTTGCTGTTTAGTGTATTTGTTACTGGTGTTGATTACGCCTCGAGGGCTAATGGTTGCGCATCTTCTGTAGTCAGGGCTGTACCGTCTTCGGTCAGAAGCACACCATCCTGAACCGGAGTACCTGTATTCACGATAACCGTGAACTTACCCTCATACGCCAAGCAGCTATCGAGGAAAGTGATAAGCTGCGTAATGGATCCGTCTGATCCTGGTGCATTCAATGCGGTATTCAGGATCTCAGCTGCGGTAATCTGAAAACCAAAACGTGCATTGATAGCAGGTAATAGATCTGCCGTAGAAGCAGGACTGTCAACAACAATCTTTGGAATGTAATTGAGAAACAGTAATTCACCTTTGAGACGATCCAGGTTAACTACGTTACTCCCCACATACCCTTTGCCGGCTACAGCTGTTACGGGAATATCGGTATCACGTTTACCGGCTCCTGTAACAGCGGTCGGGGCACCAAAGTTAATCTGGTCAACCGTCAGCGACAACGCATTGTCCTGGTTAATCTGATCAACAATGATTTGGGCAGATGGCTGATTCAGGATGGTCATACTTTTCTCCCGTAAGCGCCGTTTCTGATGATCATATAATAATTTCTTTTCTACATAACAAACCTAATGATGAAATCGTATAGACATTAAAAGTCGGGTAATTGAGGAAACCATCATGCCCATTGTGACCCAACCTACACCAGAACAACACAAGTCGATTATTCGTCCTGTGGTGATCCAAGTTGTTAATCAGTTACTGCCGATCATGCAACTGGAACAAGAGAAACCTGATGATTTCATCTTCAATGGGTTTGCTGAAATCGCGATGTTATCTAACACTGAGATTGGTCTTAATCGCAATCCCGATTCACCGATCCGCCCACCGGGTCCAAACCAGATCATGGTGAACATTGAAGAGCGTCCGACTTCAGTCTCTTCTCCAGAAGTCTCGGTGCTCTATCCAGAGAACCGTTTCATTATGCATGATGCGCGTTTAGGGATTGGTATCCGCCCAATGCGTCGTCCGGTTGAAATCACCGTCACCTTTAATAAACGTTTCCGTTCCAAGGCAGCGGCTGATCGCTGGCACTCGAACATGGAACAACTCATGGCCCGTTATGTCCAGGATTATATCCACACCCTGGATTACCACTACAACATCCCGGATGGCATGGTGGTGATGCTTCATGAGTTCTGGAAACTGCGTGAGGCCCGTGCACCGTATAATGAGAACTTTGCACAGTGGCTGTCCTCTTGTATGGCGCCGTATCAAACAGTCACCACGAACCAATCAGGTACCGCTGCAGAGCTCTCATTTGCAGAAGGGCTCGATAACGTTCAAGGTAACTGGGATTTCGATACAGTGCCTTATCCAGTAAAAGAGAACACCCGCGGTAACTGGCAGGTGACTTTCGAATACAAGTTCGAGTTTGATAAAGTCATCAACCTGGTGATGAACTACCCGATCGTCATCCATAACCAGTTGCTTGATCGTGAGCTTATCCCCACTCCACGTAATCCACGTTATCGCAACAAGGTGTATCAGAAGAACGCCATGATGTATCGTGCCGAATACGTGCAGCAAGAAGTTGAGCCCACGAATTACAGTCTGCGGGATTATCTCTGTTTCCCAGAATGGGATGACTGGATTCCTGAATACGTACCGCCTTATCAGGCCATTCAGTATACCGCCCAATTAGCTCTGGACGAAGCAGACCCAGCACTCCTGTTTAATTTAAAGGAGCTTGGTGATTACGAATTCAATCCGATTGCTCTGGCGTATCTCAAGTACGTGAAGAACCGGATGTTTGCAAACACCTGGTCGATTATCCAGATCAAAGTTTACGAAGAAGAAATCCTTATCGGTTCTGAACAGTTGACCATCGATGATAATCTTGATGTTCGCTGTACCTTTATTCCTAATGAGCGCAAGTCTTACCATGTCATGGTGACTATTGACAAGGACTTGGCGAAGCTCACCGAACAAACGGTGGCTGAACTCAAAGAGGACGGATGGTTTACTGAGAACGTACTTGAGGTGATCTATCCGCAGTATAAAGGAACAGCAGTCTGGCCAACACCGAATGACCGAGGTGAGATCTCCAATGTAAACTGGGATCGTTTTGTTGCTGCATTGTATCCAACCAGCCAGTGGTATCGCAAACCGGATATTGCACAATTGACCATTGGGCAGTTTACCATTTTTGCTAAGAAGAGAGACGACGCATGCCAATTGCCAAGGTCCCACCGAAGAAGCCCGAGAATCCTGTCGAACAACCGGTAATCAAAGGGCCCGATGTTTTAAACGAAGTCGTTGATACACGCTACACACCTCGTAAGTCATTGATGACCTATGTGGAAGGTAGCTCTTGGCTGGTTGATTTCTATCAGCAAGTCCTGGCACCTGGCAGTGAACCGATGGCGCTGCAGCATGATGAACAAAACACCACGCAGCAGTATCGCCGTATTCGTCGCACCATTATCAAGGTCAGTACCGATCTGCAGCATAACCCGGAGAAAGACCAGGGACAGATGGAAGTCACCGGTGCGGGATTCTTGATGCCCGGTATTATCCCGAACCAAGGGGATATGTTTGTTGCGGATATCGGTGATGGTCGTGCGGGGGTGTTCACGATCAACGACGTCGAGATCATGTCTATCTACAATGACACGGCGTATCAGATCACTTACGAGATGACTGATTTCTGGGATACCAGTATCCAGAAGCTATTCGATGACAAGACTGTTGAATCTGCAGTGTATGATCTGGATTATGCTCGTACAGGTATGAACCCGATCATTGCATCGAACGAGTTCTTCAATCGTGAGAAACTGATTGGTACTGAGACTTCACTGATCGAGCATTTCTTCAGTAAGTTCTTTGACGGCGAGTATGATACCTTTACTGTACCTGATCAGTTACGCAGTACCTACGATCCTTACTTTGTCCGGTTTGTGGATAAACTGATTGATTACGAACAGCGCCCTTCCCGTCAACGTGTCTGGCAATTCGATGAATCACTCAAAGGGTATCAACGCCCAGTGACCATCTGGGATATGTTGGTCGGTCAGGATCCACATCAATTCAAATACGTGACTCGTCAGATGCAGGTCGTACCAACGACTTACTTCCGCAGTGCTACAGCGTTGTACGGCGGGGTGGCTTACTCTGGCTTCTTTAACGTATTGTATCCGGTCAATGACAACATCGTGGTGAATCTCGATGTGGGTATCCCGACAACCCCAATCGACCCACGGTTGTTCAAAGAGATCTCGGTGTACAAGACTTATGTGCTGAGTGAAGCTTTCTACGATCAGAAACCTGCTGAGATGACAGAGCTCGAACGTCAAGTGTATAACCTGATCACTGGCGCACCGATCAATGTCGATACGGTCATGGATCTGATTGATGCGTACTTCAACTCCACGGGAATTGTACAATACTACGCATTTCCTTTATTAGTGTGTCTGTGCCGTACTGCACGCTATCGTCTATAGGTGTTACCATGAGTCAGCCTGTCCATAACACGGAGTTCTTAAAGAGTGAACTCAAACGGCTTCAAACCGTGATCTTTGAATGCTCTTACTCTTGCCGAATGAAACAGCGTGATATCTACGATGTGGAATATCTGCAGAAAGTGGGCCTGCCTTCATCAGGGATTGGCTGGCTCGACCAGGAGCTCGATAACCAGATGGTCGATGTGGGGTTAACCATCAACCGCATGACCCACTGTGTTAAAGAGGGTTATAACTTCTGGATTGAATTCCCTGAGACCTACGCCGGCATCATCTATAAAGCGGTAGTGGATTACATCCGCTATTACGGTGAACTCTCCGATCGTTTCCCGAACTTGCCTTTACCGGATCAGGAAGACTTCGAAGCTTTAGATGCATTGGCGTCGAGGATCTACACGGTGTATCGTAACTTCGAGAAACCAGAAGACACCGCTGGCATGGTAGGTCGTATCCGCCGTCTGCGTCGCCGTACCTTTAATAACAA